CTGGCCTTTTTCCGCGCGGCGGCCGGCGCTCCGCGGGGGCTCACTCGGCGTCACCAGCCGCGTTTCCGCAGGTCAGAGGCTTGTGCGGGATCCGCTGGAGGAGTTCCAGGCCCTGGATCGACCGCGCGCCCGCCCTTCACAATCCGTGACTTAGTAACCGTCCGTGATTCCGTGACGGAGCGTGCGACTTGACGGCTTACTAAGTTTGTGGTAAGCTTGCGGAATGCAGATCGATGTGGGGGCCACCCCCGGAGCAACGCTCATGACCACGATCCACAACGACGAGGGGGCGTACGAGGTGCCCCGGTCCCTCGTGCTCGCGCTGGACGGCTACGCCGAGGCGGTGGCCGGCGTCCTGGAGCACCTGCGGGAGACCGGTCAGGTGCAGCCCGGGGACGTGGTTGACACGAACTGGCCGGCGCCGTAGCCTCGGCCCTCGATGCGCGTAGCTTGTCCGGGCTTAGTTGGCGCCTCACCAGCGCAGGGAGGGTTAGCCCGGGGTCTTAGGGATGGCCTGCCCCCGCAAGGGGGAGCGGTTCGAACCCGTAGCGCGCGCTCCACGAACACCGCCCCATCGGTAGACCCGGAACTTACCTCGTGGTCAATGCCGATGGGGCGGTCACCGTTTACCGGCCCTGCGCCTCGCGAGCCTTCTGCGCTTCCTCGGCGGTGGGCAGGGGCTTCCGCGCCGGGGGCAGCGTGCGGGCCAACCAGGTAGCCCCGGCCGCCGCGTAGCACCCGCTCACCGGCCCGGCGCCGCGCCGCCCGAACGTCCACCGGTTGCCGAGGCGCAGACGCTGCGCGTTGCCGATCTGCGTGTTTAGCGACGGATCGTTGGGGTGCAGCACCTCGCCCGTCTTCACCAACTCGGCGAACGACATTGCGGCGGTGGGCGCCTCCGTGGTGAGTGCCTCCAGGTGCACCCGCTTGGGCGGCCACACCACCCCGACGCGCTTGCGCTTCTGCATGTCCGCAGCGACAACGGCGGCCGGCCCGTCCGGGAACCAGCCGATGGCCCGCGGCTTCACCTTGGCCACCAGGTCTGGGAGGTCCCTGCGTAGCTCGCGGGTGCAGTTCGGTCCGGTCCAGGTCTTGACCACATCGAGGTACACGATGCCGTCCACCTCGGCGGCGGCCACCAGGTCCGCGCGGTCTCCCATGAGCGAGACGTCCAGGCAGAGCGCCACCTTGTCCCGGTGCTCGGCGAGGTCCAGCGGCTTGTCCGCCTTGGCCTTCTCCCACAACGCGGGCTCGATCGCAGGGTTGAGCAGTTGCACCCGGCGGCACATGACCTCGGTGACGAACGAGGACAACTCCTCGCCACCGGCGCGCTTGGCGCGGCCGGCCGCGGACAGCAGGGCATCGGGGTCCGGGCCGTGCCCTGGGCGGCCCATGTTGGGGTTGGCCTGCCCGAGCGCGTCCACGTCCTCCGGGTCCGCGCCGTCCGGACTGCTCCACTCCAGGAGCCCGAGGCGGGGGTCCCCGATTCCGGTCTCGATGAACTCCACGGCCGGGTCCCGCAGGCTGTCCAGCACCACCGCGTAATCGTCACCCTGGTTCGAGCACGCCACCATCTGCGCGTTGGCGTCGGTGTTCATCGCGTTGGAGGCGGCATCGATCGCCTCGCGGTTCTTGTGCTCGCGAATCTCGTCACAGAACCACCGGTTCAACGTCTGCGACCGGGCGGCCTTGGCGTTGTTGGCTGCGAACAGGAGTTCGGCGGTGGCGTCCACCTGCGTGGCGCCGATCCAGAAACTCTCCTCGCTGGTGGTCTCGCGCTTGTGCGTGGGAGAGAGCCGCTTGGCCAGGAGCGGGTTTGCCTCGGCGCGGCTCATGATGTCCACCCACGCCTTCTTGGCGTAGCTCCGGTCGGATGAGGTGACGAGGGTCAGGCGCTGGTCCTCGACAAACATCCAATAGAGGGTGAGCACCTTGGCAAGGAGGGACTTCCCGTTCTGCCGGGCAACCAAGATCAACATGGTCCGGAAGCGGACCCGGCCGTCCGGGAGCAACTCCCCGAGGTGGATAGCCGCGAGTTCCTGCCACGGGTCGAACGGGGTCCCGCAGACGTCCCGGGCGAAATCGATGACGTCGAATCCGTAGCTGGTCTCCGGCGTGAGGGCGCACATGCAGGGGCAGCCCCCCGGCGGGCCGGTCACCAGGGGTGGCGTCATGAGGCGCGGCAGTGTACTACCCGGATATGCGGGCTCCAAGCCGACGCCGTTCCCGGGCCTGTCGGATTTGGTCAAGAGGGTCTGTGACTCCTGCACTCTGCGCACCTCCCCCGGCGGTCAGGCCACCGCGGGCGGCGGTGGTGAGCCCGAGCCCCGTCAGTGCGGCCAGGAGCTTGGGGCCGAGGTCCGAGGCCACGGAGTGCTCAGAGAGCGCCGTGGCCACCACCTGGAACGCCTCGTACGGGTCGTCCTCGTCCAGGGAGGTACCAGCGATGGCGCGGCTCAAGACCTCCATGTGGCGGCGGTACTTGGCGGCCGGCGCCGCGTTGTCCATGAGCCCGGCATAGCGGAGCGCGAGGGCCTCGGCGGCGGCATCCCGGGGGTCCGCCTCCTGCCTGCCCGCGAGCGCCGCCCGGACGCCGGTGATCATGTCCTCCATGTGGACGAGGATACTTCCGCGTCGGATGGTTTCCTAACGGACCATGAGGTACCCTCTGCTCCATGTGGCGGAGGCTTGGATCATGGGCGCGTAAGACGCTGTCCACCTTCCGTGCCTCGCTCATGTCGATCAGTGACCCCCGCCTCGCCGAGTTCTTCCACTACGGCGCCCCGAACATGTCCGGCGTGGACGTCACCGAGGGGAGCGCGCTCGGCATCTCCGCCGTGTGGCGTGCCATCTCCCTCATCAGTCAGACCCTCGCGCAGTTGCCCATGCGCACCCTGCGGGACACCGGGGATGGGCAACGCCAGCGGATGACGTCCTTCCTGGACACCCCCGGCGGTCCGGAGGGACCGACGCCGTTCGAGTGGCGGGAGACGGTGTTCGCCCACCTCCTGCTCCACGGCAACGCGTTCCTCGCCCACGTCTACGGTGGGGCGGGCCAACTCCTGGCCCTCGTGCCTCTGCACCCGCTCTGCGTGCAGATCGAGCTACCGCACCCCGAGGACGAGGAACAGCCAAAGGGCGGCAAGTGGTTTTGGGCCAGCCTGATCGATGGCACCCGGGAGCGGTTCGACGCGAGCACGCTCACCCACATCCCGGGGATGAGCCTGGACGGCATCCGCGGTATCAGCGTCATCGAGTACGGGCGCAACTCCCTCGGTACCGCCATCGCGGGGGACCGGGCGGCGGCCTCCATGTTCGGGCAGGGCCTCACCGTGGCGGGCCTCGTGACGCCGGACGAGGACGAACCCGATTGGGATGACGCCTCGTACGTCAAGGGTGAGGTGAACGCGGCCCTCACCGGCGTGGAGAACGCGGGCAAGATTGCGGTCATCGCGCGGAAGCTGAAGTTCCAGCAGATGCAGATGAGCGCGGAGGACGCGCAGTTCCTCCAGTCCCGTCAATTCAGCATCGAGGAAATCGCGCGCTGGTTCGGCGTGCCGCCGTTCGAGTTGATGCAGACGGACAAGCAAACCTCGTGGGGTACCGGCATCGAGGCGCAACAGCGTGGCCTCGGTCGGACGGTGCTCTCCCCGTGGGCCACCCGCATGGAGCAGAGGCTCTCGCGCCTCCTGCCCTCGCCCCGGTTCGTTGAGTTCGACTTTGCGGGCCTGGAGCGGCCGGACCCCAAGACGGAGATCGAGCTACTCATCTCCGAGGTGGACGGCGGCCTCCTCACGATCAACGAGGCGCGCTCCATCCGCAACCTCCCTCCGGTCCCGGGGGGCGACATCCTGCGCCTGCGCGGGCAGCCCATCAACGCGGAGCCCGCCAAGACTCCCGCGGAGCAGGCGGCCACCGACCCCACCGAGGAAGAGGCAACCACCGATGCGCCATGACATCCGCAACCTGGTGGCGCTCGCGGACCGCGGGCGCTCCCTCGTCAACCTCGCCAGCGGCAAGCCGAGCGGCCGGCCGCGGGCCTCGCGCCCCCTGCCGATCCGCAACGCCCCGACCACCGGCCGCACCGTGGTCCGGCTGTACGGCGCCATCGGCCAGTCCTGGTACGACGAGGAGGCGGTCTCCGCCGGAGACCTCGCGCGGACCCTGGACGGCATCGGCCCCAACGGGATCGACCTCCACATCAACTCCGGCGGGGGTGACGTGTTCGATGGCATCGCCATGCACGCGCTCCTCCTCGACCACCCGAGCGACGTGGAGGTCATGGTGGACGGCATTGCCGCCTCCGCGGCCTCGTTCGTGGCGATGGCGGGGGACAAGGTCCGGGTACAGAAGCCCGCGAAGATGATGATCCACAACGCGGCCGGGTTCGCGTGGGGCAACAAGGCCGTGATGCGGGAACTCGCGGACGTCCTGGAGGAGATCGACGTGACGATTGCCTCCATGTACGCTGACCGGTCCGGCCGGCCGGCCGAGGAGTGGTCCACCTACATGGACGAGGAGACGTGGTTCTCGGCGGCCATGGCCGTGGAGTTGGGGCTCGCGGACGAGGTGGCCAACGATCGCACGGCCGCCGAGCCCGAACCGGACCCGGCGGAGGAAGAGGAAGACCCGGAGGCTCCTCCGGCGGAAGAGGACGCGGTGGAGGACCGCCGCTCCATCGCGCTCCGCGCACACCACGCGGGCTTGATTCTGGCCACGAAAGGGCTGAAGTAATGCGAACCATTGAGGAAATCCTCAACGACATGAACGCCCTCGTGGCCACGGCCGAGGGGCGCAACTTCTCCGATGACGAGGTCTCGCGGTACGAGACCCTGAAGTCGGAACTCCAGCGGGCGCAGAACTCCGCGGCCATCCGGGACCACAACACCCGGATGAACTCCCCGGCCGGCGCCGTGCCGCGGACCGGCACCGGTGCGCCGCGCCGGGAGGAGACCATCCGGGACGGCTTCAACGCCTACCTCCGGACGGGGCAGCCCAACGCGGACATCTCCGATCTCCGGGTCACCAACGCGCAGGGTGAGGGCGGCGGCGCCGCCGGTGGGTACATGGTGCCCACCGAGTTCCGCGCCAAGATCATCGACCGCATGAAGGCGTTCGGCGGCATCGCCCCCTACGTCGAGACCGTGAACACCACCACCGGCGCGCCGATCGAGTGGGCGGTTACCCTCGATGACACGGCCAACTCCGGCGAGGTGGTGGCCGAGCACGCCGCTCCGGCCACCGGCGCAGATCTCGTGTTCGACCAGGTGCAGCTTGGCGCGTACCGCTACGCCACGGCCGGCGCCAACGCGGACCCCCTGCGGGTGTCCGTCGAGTTGCTCCAGGATGCCGCGTTCGACGTGGAGGGGCTGGTCTCGCGGAAGCTGGGCGAGCGCCTCGCACGCATCCAGGCCCCGGGCCTCATCCGCGGTACCGGCGTCGGTGAGCCGCTCGGGCTCATCACCGGCCGGACCCCGGTCCAGCCGAACGCGAACACCGGCCCGGTGTATGACGACCTCATCACGTGGGAGCACTCCGTGGACCCGGCTTACCGGGCGCTCGGCAATTGCAAGTGGGCCATGAACGACCAGTCCTTGGCCTACTTCAAGAAGCTGAAGGACTCCCACGGCGACCCGCTCTGGCGTCCGGCGGACGCGGACATGGCCACCCCGACCGGCGGCGGTGTCCTCAACGGGTATCAGGTCATCATCGATCAGTCCTTTGTGGACATGGACGTGGATGACCCGACCGATCTGTGGGGCGCGTTCGGCGACTTCCGCGAGGGCTACGTCCGGCGCACCGTGCGAGACGTGGTCGTCATCGTCAACCCGTGGACGCGAGCCAACAACGGGCAGATCGAGTTCTCGGCGTGGTCCCGGATGGACGGCACTCAGCAGAACGTCAACGCGTACATTGCGATGAGCGGCAAGACCTGATCCATCCTCGTGAGTCCCGCGGACGCGAGCAATCCGTCCGCGGGACTCGGGTTCCGCCCATCGAGACCAATCCGACCACGCGACAGAGGACAAGGACATGACTGCACGCGACCAGCTCAATGCGCGCGTGGTGGGAACGGCCACCGCGTCCATTGCGACCGCCACCACCGTGAACCTCGATTTCGGTACCCCGGACGATATCAAGCTCGCCCCGGGCGCCGCCGCAACCGTCCGCCCCGGAGACCGCCTGATCTGCGTCATCACGGCCAGCACGGCGGGCACCACCGACTCCACCTCGTTCTCCGTGCAGGACGCACCGGACTCCAGCGGCAGCATCGGCACCCCGGCCGCCGCGGACACCGGGACGTACACCTTCCCGGCGGCGGCCACCGGCAACCAGTACCTCGCCGTTCCGGTGAAGGTCAAGGCTGGCCGGCCGTGGATTCGCGTGCGGGCCACGCGCGCGTCCGGCACCACGGACACACTGGTCGTTCGGGCCGTGCTCCTCGCGGTCTCGCGCAACGGCTAACCGATACGGACGATCCCCGGCCGGGACCACTCAGTCCCGGCCGGGACGCACTGGACGCAAGGACGGAAGGGGGACGCGCAATGTGGGCGCCGGACTACATCACGTTGGCCGAGTTGAAGAAACTCGTGGACGTGGACGATGTTGTGGACGATGCGTTCCTCGGGCTCCTGCCCGGTGCTGCGTCCCGGGCCGTGGACCGCGCGTGCGGACGTCAGTTCGGAATCGTGGCCGCGCCGGAGGAGCGGTACTACCCGGTGCGGTACGTCCGTAACCGGCGCCGGTGGGTGGCTGCCATTGACGATTTGCAGACCACCATCGGACTCATCCTCCCGGCCGCCATCGGCACGGACTACGTCCTCGGCCCCCGCAACGCGGTGGCCCGCGGCAAGGCATGGCTACAGATCATCTTCCGGGAGACCCCCCTCACGTCCGGTGAGGAGGAGTTCCCGATGACCGCCTCGTGGGGCTGGAGCGCCATCCCGGACGCCGTGAAGGTGGCCACGCTGCTCCAGGCCAACCGGTGGTCCTCGCGCAAGGATAGCCCGTACGGCATCGCGGGCTCGCCCGACCAGGGGTCGGAACTCCGCCTCCTGGAGCGCGTTGACCCCGATGTCAAGACCTCGCTCCGTGACTACCGCAGAGATTGGTGGGCCGTCTAATGGCCTCGTTCGTTCTCAACAACGCAAAGGGCAGGGTCCGCACCCTCGCCGAACTCGGCGCCGCCAATGACGCCCTCATCGCCATCCCCGTGGAAGCGTCCGGCGTGCAGGCGGACTCGGTCCTCATCGATATGGATGACGTGGCCGCCTTCTTTGCCGGAGCCACCAACGAACAGACCACGATGGGCCGAAAGACGCTCACCAATGTGACCGTGACGGTGGATGACACCAACGATCGGGTGAACATCGATTGCGATGACATCGTGTGGACCGGCGCCACCGGCAACGCCATCTCGGACATCCTCATTGCCTACGATGGGGACACCACCGGCGGCACGGACGCGAACATCATCCCCGTGAGCCTGCACGATTTCGCGGCCACGCCGGACGGTACGGACATCACGGCCACCGTCACCGACTTCATCCGAGCGGCGTAACCGATGGGCCGGAGGTTTCAGTCCGGCCACTCGATCGTCTTCCCGGTTCCGTCCATCCTCAACGGGCAGGACGGAGGCCCGCGGACGATCCTTGTGGTAGGCAAGGCGAACACGTCCGCGTACCAGCCGATCCTCTACACCCGCTCCTCCGGCGCTCACGGCTGGTGGTGCGAGGTGGACACCACCGGTGGCTTCCACGTCAACTACGGCACCGGTACCACCGCGCGCAACTGCGGCACGGCCACCGTGTCCACCGCATCGATCTGGACCTTCAGCAAGGACAACAGCGGAAGCGTCCACCCGTTCGGCCGAATCTTCACCGGGGCCTCGTTTGCCACCGATTCCGGGGACGTTGACTCGGGTCTCACGCTGGTGGACGGCACGGCCATCGACACCTCATACGGTGTCCAGGTTGGACGGTGGGGCAACACCGGCACGGACTACGCCGCGGACCTGGAGATCTACTTTATCGCGGTGTGGAACTCGGTGGTTGCGGGCTCCGCGCTCGCAGCCCTCACCAAGACCAAGTCCGGGATCATTGCCGGGAGCCCGGACTACTGGATCTCGTTCGAGGGCTCGACCACCGTCGACTCCGTCTCGGGCTCGCCCACGGTCACGGGCACCACCGCCGTGTCCGACCCCTCGGGCTTCTTTGGCTCGGGCGGCCTGACGCAGGCGCTTCCGGTGGCCAGCGAGACCAGCACGGCGCAGACGTTCGGCCGGCGCAAGACGCGCGCCGTGCCCGTGGCCAGCGAGACCGCCACCGCCGTGGTGCTCGGCGCCCGCAAGAGCCGCGCCCTCGCCCCCGCCGGGGAGACCTCGTCCGCGCTCGCGCCGGTGGCCAGCAAGCGCCGCGCCGTGCCGGTGGCCCTGGAGGCGGACTCCGCGGGCACCCTCGGCGGCCGGAAGACCCGCGGCATGCCGGTGGCCACGGAGACCTCCAGCGCGAGCACCATCCTCCCGAGCAAGCGCCGCGCGCTCCCGCCCGCGGTGGAGACCAGCACGGCGCAGACGTTCGGCACGCCGGAGGGCGGCCTCGTGCAGGCCCTCCCCACGGCGGTGGAGACCAGCACGGCACGCACCATCGTGGGCAGCAAGCGGGCCGAGTTGCCACCCGCGTACGAGTACTCGACCGCGGTCACGCTGGCCGGCGGCGCGCCGGAAGGGAGCGGAGTCATGAACCTCGGGGCGATCATGGACGAGATGGCCGCCCGCCTGCGCGGCGCGCCCTCGCTGGCCGGCCGGACCTTCGCCTACCCGCCGGGCAGCATCAAGGCTCCGGCAGCGATCGTCACCTACCCGACCGACTACAAGTACGACCTCACGTACGGGCGCGGCATGGACCGGATCACCGGTGAGGTGGTCATCGTGGTGGGCCGTCCCACCGAGCGGCAGACCAGGGACCGCATCACGAGGTACGCGGACGGGGCAGGGCCGGAGAGCGTCAAGGCGCTCCTTGACGGGGATGCGGGGGACTACGTGAACTGTGACTCCGTCACGGTTTCGGACGCCCTTTTTGATGGGGTCCAGATCGGCGGCATTGACTACCTTGCCGTTGTATTCTCAGTCGACATTGCAGGACGAGGGGCACAGTCATGAGTTTCGTGCACGGGCGGCACACGTTCATCTCCCTGGATGGGGATGACCTCTCCATCTACACCGACAGCAGTGAGCTTGGGCTCACTGCTGACACCCACGATGTCACCACCTACGGCAAGGACGCCCACGTCTACGAGGGCGGTCTCACGGACGGCACGGCCAAGATGTCCGGCACGTACGACAACACCGCCGGTGTTGGCCCGCGGGCCGTCATCCGGCCGCTCATCGGGTCCAAGGTGGTGTTGGTCCGGCGCACCGAGGGAACGGGCTCGGGCAAGCCGCAGGACACCGTTGACGTGGTGGTCAAGGGCTACACCGAGACCAACCCCGTGGCGGACATGGTCAAGTGGTCCGCGGACCTCCAGTGCTCCGATGACGTCGACTCCACTCCGCAGGCGTAAGGAGCCCGGACCATGACCGCATACGCACTCACCACCCCGGACCGGGACGGCAACGTGGTGGCCGGCGCCGCCGTCTCGGGAACGGACACCATCACCCGGGCCGTGCTCGGACAGAGGGGCGTAATCCTGGAGATCATCAACGGGAACGCCTCGCCAGACACGGTGACCATCTCGGACGCCACCACCACGCGCTCCGGCGCGGCGGCCTCGGCCATCTCCAAGGCCGTGGCCAACGGCACGGCTCAGGTGTTCCTGATCCTGCCGCAGCAAGCGGACCCGATTACCAAGGTGGTGAGTCTCACGCACTCCGTGACCTCCACCGTCACCTACAAGATGTATCCACGCTAGCTTACCAAGTTCTTAGGGGGACTGCAATGGACGCGAGCGCACTCACCAACCCCGGCCGCATCGGGACCGACACCCACGAGATTGATGGCGTGGGCGAGGTCAAGTTCCGGGGCATGACGCGGTTCGAGTTGCACAAGGCGGGCCAGATCGGGGAACAGCACGGCGCGGCGGCGCAGGAGGCGTTCATCCTCTCGTGCTGTCTGCTGGACCCCGTGATGTCCGAGGCGCAGGTCAAGGAGTGGCAGAAGGCGGCGCCCGCTGGCGAAATCGCTCCGCTCCAGCGCAAGATCAACGTCCTTTCCAAGATCGGGAAGGATGCCGCCAAAAGCGACGTACAAGGCGATGGAGAGGGACCCGTCAATTGAGTTCGAGCACTTCCTAGCTCAGAAACTCGGCATGACGGTGCAGGACATGGTGGAGCGGATGAGTGCCGCCGAGTTCGTCTCGTGGGAGATCTACTACGGTCGCGAGGCGCAGAGGGTCCAGATGGCAAACCGAGGGGGTGGCAAGTGAGCGGGATGGATCTGAAGATCGGCATCGAGGGACTCAAGGATCTCAACAAGTCCTTGCGCACCCTCGATTCCGAGGCGCCCAAGGCGCTCCGTCTCGCGCTCAACTCCTCCGCGGACATCTTCATCGGCGAGGTGCGCTTGGTCATCCCCAAGCGCACCGGCCGGGCGGCGGCATCGCTCAAGGCGGCATCGACCCGGACCGCGGTCCGCATCCGGGTGGGCGGGCCCAAGGCCCCGTACTATCCATGGCTGGACTTTGGCGGCCGGGTCGGACCCAAGAAGTCGGTGGTCCGCCCGTTCTACCGTGAGGGCCGCTACATCTACCCCACGCTTCGCAAGGAGCGCGCCAAGTTTGAGTCCTCTGTGGAGCGTGCGCTCGGGGACCTCATCCGCACCTCGGGATTGGACGCCTCGTAATGGCCGGCAACAGCACCACCATCACCTTTGCCGGTGATGCTGACGACCTCCGCAAGGCGGCCAAGGAATCCACGGATGCCCTGGACGAGGTGGGCGCCGCCGCGGGCCAAGCCAATGAGGACATGGGGAAGACCTCCAAGGGGGGCGATGACCTCTCCTCGAAAATGGGTCACCTCGGGTCCACGGTCTCCGGCACGGTGGACGCCATCGGGACGCTCGCGGACGGCATGCAGGCCCTCGCCGATGTGCAGAACATCGAGGCCACCAGGGCGGCGCGTCAGGCTCGCCTCACTGCGGACGTGGAGCAGGCGCAGATCGACCAGAGGCAGGCCGCCGAGGATCTCCGGCAAGCGAACCTCGATCTGTCACAGTCCTATCTGGACGGTGAGCAGGCCCTCGTGGATGGTAAGCAGGCGGCCATCGACATCAAGCAAGCCACGCTGGACGCCGAGGTGGCGCAGACGGAGTACAACGCGGCCGTGAAGGAGCACGGCAAGAACTCTGCGGAGGCGAAGCAGGCGAGCATCGATCTCGACCAGGCAACCGCGGACCTCTCGCAAGCTCAGCTTGACCAGAAGCAGGCGCAACAGGACGCCAACCAGTACACCGCCGATGGTCGGCAGGCGATGATCGATGCCACGCAAGCCACCCGGGACGGCAAGGATGCAACCCTCGACCTCAACGACGCGCTGAAGGAGGCCAACCCGAGCGGGCTCCAGAAGTGGGCGGACAACCTCGCGTTGGTGACGCCTCTCCTCTCCGCGGTGGTGGGCGTGATGGGTCTCGTGACCGCCGCACAGTGGTTGTGGAATGCGTCCCTGTGGGCGAGCCCGGTCACCTGGATCGTCATTGGCGTGATTGCGCTCATCGCCGTGATTGTCCTCATCGCGACCAAGACCACGTGGTTCCAGGACATCTGGAATGCCGCGTGGGGCGGCATCAAGAGCGCCGCCTCGTGGGCATGGGACGGCATCAAGAGCGCCGCCTCGGCAACATGGGAGTACCTCCAGAAGGTGTGGGACTACGTCCTCGCCACCCCCGGCAAAATCAAGAGCGCCTTCTCCTCCGCCGGGTCCTTCATCAGCGCGCCGTTCCGGGCAGGCTTCAACGCCATCTCGGACGCCTGGAACAACACCATCGGCAGGCTCTCGTGGTCCGTGCCGGATTGGGTGCCCTACATCGGCGGCAACACCATCTCCGTGCCCAAGCTCCCGCACTACCACCAGGGCGGCATTGTCCCCGGTGGCCTCGGCGCCGAGACCCTCGCCGTGCTCCAGTCGGGCGAGCGCATCACGGCCGGCGCCGGTGGGGATGGCGGGTACCGCGAGGTGCGCCTAGTCTCGGACGGTACGGCGATGAGTGATTGGGTGCTGGAGATGGTGCGGGACGCGGTTGGCCTGCGCGGTGGAGACCCGGTGCGGGTGCTCGGGAACACGAGGGGTTGAGATGAAGCAAGCGGTGGGCGTTGACCTCTTCTACGATGGCGTCTGGAACGAACAGCCGGACTCCGTGTACGCCCGAGACCCGATCGTCATCACCCGCGGGAACCCGAGCACGGCCACGCTCACGTTCGACAACCACACCATCCCCGGCAAGTACGCGCCCAAGTCCATCGTGGGCCCGCTCTACGGGAAGATCGGGCAGAACACCCCGCTCCGCATCCGGTGTGACGTGGAGCCGCTGCATCGGGACACCTTCACCCGTACGGCCTCCAACAATTGGGGGACCATCTTTGCCACCACCGCGGGTGGGTGGACCATCGTCTTCTCCTCGGGCTCGAACGCAGATTTCAACGTCAACGGGTCGCAGGGTACCCACGCGGTCACCACCGCAGCGAGCTACCGGATGTGCTTCCTCGCCGAGATTGCCACCGACGATCCGGACGTCACGGCCACCGTGACCATGCCGGTCCCCACCGGCGGCAACCTGGAGCCCTGCATCATCCTTTGTGGACTGACCACCACCACGTACTACATGCTCCGCGCCAACGTCAAGACCACCAACGCGATCGACCTGGTTATCATTGCGGTGGTCAACGGCTTTGAGACCACGCTGGCGACGGTGGCCACCTCCCTCACGCACTCGGCCACCACGCCGCTCACGCTGCGCGGCAGGCTCTCGGCCGGGCAGATCGAGTTCGGCGCCGCGCAGGGCAGCGAGCCCACCTCGTTCCAGGCCGTGGCCTACGATTCCTCGATTCTCGGCCGGGGATGGGTGGGCGTGCGCTCGGGCCGCGCCGCCGCGAACACCAACACCGGGACGCAGTTCGCATGGGACAACGTGGCCATCCGCATCGGCCGGACCCGGTTCGTGGGCGAGGTGGACACCTGGACCCCGGACCGCGCGGTGAAAGGTGACGCCTGGACCAAGGTCAAGGCGTGCGGGGTGCGCCAGCGGTTGGGCATTGGCGTGGACCCCCTGAAGTCCTCGGCGCGTCAGTACTACGAGGGCCTTGCGCCGCTCGGGTACGCGCCGATGGAGCCGGGCTCCCGCCTCACCAACGTGGTAGATGACGCGCGCCCGATGCAGTTCTCCGGGACCGAGATCGATTGGGGCGTGTACTCCGGACCGCAGGGATCGGACAAGGGACCCAAGTTCTTCCTCAACGACGACCGGCCGCCGGTCTCGCAGATGTTCCTACCCCTCGATGGAACATCCGTTGAGTGGCAAGTGAACCTCTGGTTCCGGGCGCATGCCGGCCCCAACTCGGACATCTTCTTTGCCTCGGTGGTCGACTTCATCGAGATTGCCACCTCGGGCACCGTGGCGTACTGGACGGTGGAGGCGTTCTCCGATCCGTCCGTGCCGCAACTCGAAATCACGGCAACCGGGTTCGACTCCAACCGGGACATCATCTCGCCCACCGTCTCGGCCGTCATCAGCGACTATGAAGCGATCGATGACCGCTGGCACATGATCACCATCCAGGCGTCCGAGTCCGGCGGTTTCGCCTCGGTTGCGGTCAGCATCGATGCGAACGCGGGCGCCTCGGACTTCACCGCGAGCTACACCAACGGGCGCCTCCTCGGGGTGTATCTCCCCAAGCGCTCGGACCCGTCGAACGTGTCCGATCCGTCGATGATGCACCTGGTGGCGTTCGATGACCAGAACGCGGACGTGGCGGACCTCTTCTTTGCCGGGCTCGGTTGGCCAGGAGAGTCCGCGGATGTGCGGTTCCTCCGCCTCTGCCGCGAGAACAACGTCTTGGCCTACGTGGCTGGCACCACCACCGGCGCGGCGCTCATGGGCCCGCAGGGTCTGCATACGCTCCTGGAGCACCTGGACGAGATCGAACGCACCGATGACGCGATCATCTACGAGCCGCGGGCCGTGCTCGGGCTCGGCATGCGCACCGGTCAGTCCAAGCTCAACCAGAAGTCCAAACTGACGTTGGCCTACGGCGCCGGGGGCGGAGAGATTGCCCCGCCCCTCACGCCGGTGGTGGGCGCCGCCAACATCCGCAACGATGTGACCGCCTCCAACCCCGCCGGTGGAGAGCGCCGGGTGGAGCAGACCACCGGCACGTACAACACGCAGTTGCCCGGGACGGCGGCCGGCGCCGTGGGCCGGTACGCCACGCGCATGAACGTCAACTTTGGCGTGGCCGAGGATGACCCGGTGGACGATGACTCGCTCATCTACGCCGCGGGGTGGCGCGTCGGCAAGGGGACGTGGGATGGGACCTGGTACGCGGGTGCCACCGCGGACCTCGATGCGGCGCCGTACCTCGCCCCCGCGGTGGCCGCCATCGACTACGGGGACCTGATCACCCTCGATGCTCTGCCCCTCGATGACGCGCTCCAGGCGCTGGACCACCTCGTGGTCGGCTACACCGAGACCCTCGGCACTCACCGCCGAACGATCCGGTTCGACCTGGAGCCCGGCGGCCCGTATCAGGTGGGGGTCCTCTCCGGAACCTCGGGGGATACCGACCCGTTCGTGGGCCACCTCGAAACGGACGGCTCCACCACCAGCGGCGCCATCCTGGCCGGCGCCGCCTCCTTCAGCGTGGCCACGCCGAGCGGTCCACTGTGGAGCACGGATGCCGATGACTACCCGGAGAACTTCCTCGTGGGCGGCCAGGAGATCGGCGTGTCCGCGGTCTCCGGCGCGTCCTCTCCGCAGACGTTCACGGTGCAGACCACGGGTCGGCAGTTCGTCTACCCTGTTCCCTCGGGGTCACCGGTTGCGGTGGCGGACCCGATCGTCCCAACCCTGTAGGAGAGCCCGATGGCCCTGCCCGTCTTCACCTCCGGCCGCAAGCTCCGGGCCTCCGAACTCGCTGCCCTCGTGGCCGCCATGAACGCCCCCACGGTCCGGGCGGTGGACGCCACCAGCCGGACCACCACCAGCACCAGCTACACGGGGACCCTCACGGCCGCCGGGCTCTGCGGGGTGTCGTTCGTGGCGCCGCAGTCCGGGAAGGTGCTCATCCATTGGGCCGCGCGCCTCGGCAACGGCTCCAGCCCCAACCGCGCGGACTGCTCCCCCGCCATCCGCGCGGGCTCCACGGTGGGCTCGGGGACCTCGTTCCAGGCGGCCGGCGACGGGACCTCGATCACGTCGATTGCGAGCGCGCGAATCGGGGCAAGCACGGTGGTAACGGGGCTTACCCCCGGAGATACGTACAACGTGTCCTTGGAACAGCGGTCCTTCAGCGCGGGCACCACAACGGTTGGAGATCGAGAGGTCACCGTGGTCCCCTTGCTCGCGTGAGAACCGGTACCGTAGGCATCGACGTAGGGGAGGAAACCGATGGCACCAATTCGCATCCCGGGTGTGACCTATGCGCTCGCGCCGCGGGCCGAGGAACACGCCTCCGTCCTGGAGTGGAATCCCTCGTGGGTGGTCCTCCATGACACCGGGAACAACACGAGCAACCGCCTCGGGGAGGCGAGCTACGCGCACACCCGGACCGACGCCATGAGTAAGTGGACCTCGTCCCACGCCTACACGGACGGCGGCGGCATCACGGGCTCACTCAGGCTCGATCGGCAGGCATGGGCGGCCAAGGCCACCGGCAACCGGAAGGGCCTGCACATCGAGATGTGCCGGACGGCCGCAGGGGTCTCGGCGGCCACTCGGGCAGTCACGGCGCCGTTGGTGCGGCAACTGTGCCAGATGGCCGGCATTCCGATGGTGAAGCTCACCCCCGCGGAACTGCGGGCGGGCAAGAAGGGTGTGGTGGGCCACCTGGACTTCACGCTCGCGGGAATGGACAACAACGACCACCAGGACCCCGGGCCCTCGTTCCCGTGGACGGAGTTCATGGCCCTGGTCACCAATGAGGAGGAAGACGTGCAGCTTTCGGAGCCCTTGGGGCAGCCCCTGTTCGTCGGTGACCCGGACTACCCGGCGCCGTGGATGGCGGGCACGGTGGGCCAGATGCTGGCCTACACCCGGCAGGATGCGCACTACGCCCGGTACGCGGCGGCCCGCTCGGCAACCGAGGTGGTGGCCCTGCGGCACGTCATCGACACCCTTGCCGGAGTCATCAACTCCGGCGGCGGTAGCGTCGACACGGCCGGCATCCTCGCGGGCCTGGATGAGCGCCTCGCCGCGTTCGCGGAGGAGCAGGCCGCCGAGATGCGGGACGCCGTGGCGGACCTCGGCGAGGGCGGCGCCGCGCAGGTGCGAGCGGATGCGTGAAGATCACGGTAAGCCGAGCCCGGGACGTGGCCATGCTGCTCCTCGGAACGGGTGGGTGCGCGAGGGAGCTATTCCTCGTGGACAAGCCGGACATGGTGCGGGTGACCGTGTCCATCGGGCTGATGCTCGGTCCGGCCGCACTTCTGGCGTGGTGGTCCGCGCGCACTACTCCGCAACGGACCGAGCCACCATCGCGTCCCTCGGAATCGTCCTCGCCATCGCTGCCCTCCTGATCCTGGTACTCCGATGAGGCGCCTCCACCCGCCGTCTCCCTGGACGGTGCTTGCCATCACCATCGTGGCGGTGGGGCTCCTCGGGGTGCTCCTGGTCGGGTACGTCAACCGGTCGCAGCAACGCATCTGCGGCATCATCGTGCTCCTCGATGACCGCAACCAGGGCCTCCCGCCCCCGCAGGACGAGGACTCGGCGCGGTTCCGGCGGGAGTTGCACAACTACCGGACCGGCTTGGGGTGTTGAGCGCGACACCCCGCGGCAATTGTTAACCAACCTAACAGTAGGGGAATCTCGACATGAAGCGTGAGCCCACGCTGGTCATCGCGACCATCGGAACCATCCTCTCCCTCCTGGCCGGTTTCGGCCTGGACTTCCTCTCCACCGACCAGGCGGGCCTCATCGTGGCCGTGCTCACGGCCGGGCTCGGCATCTGGAACGCCCTGAAGGTCCGGCCGGTGGCGCCCGCGGCCTTCACCTACGGCATCACGACGGTGGCCGCCCTGCTGAGCACGTACGGCCTCGACCTCTCGCAGGAGCGGGTGGGCCTGATCACCTCCGCTGTGCTCGCCACCCTGACCCTGATCCTGCGCGGCGCCGTCTCGCCCACGGCCGGCCCGGTGGACGCCTCCACCGCGAGCGTGCGGGCTCGGTCCGGTCCGTCCCCCTACTGACCGACCAGCACGCACAGAACGGCCCTCCAGAGCGCTCCTGGAGGGCCGTTCGCTGTGTCTGGTCAGGCGCCCAAGGCGGCCTTCCGGAGCGCCGGGGGGATCTCCGGCAGGCTGAGCAGGACACGGGCCTGACCGATCCAGGACGCCCACGCCTCGGGGCCCATCCAGGCGGCCGGCCGCGTGCTCGCGCTCCAGGTGGTCACAGAGCGCCGCAGCGTGGCACTCGGCGGCCGTGGTGGCGAGGTAGTGGCGGCCGGCGCGCCCCTTGGCCTCCCGCAGGAGCCCGCGGCTCATGAGCCCCACGATGGTGCTGGTCTTGCGCCCGTGGGCGATCGGGTCGACGTAGCCCAGAACCAGGGCCATCGCGTACATCTTCTCCATCGCGGGGGTGAGCTTGCGCATTTTCGTTCTCCCTCATCTCGGTGTAGCACAAGCTTACCAAGTTCTTGGTAAGAACGCAAGAGGCCCCCGGGGGAAGTCCGGGGGCCGTCTCGGTCTAGCGGTACCGGTTGGCCACCGCGAGGGCCTGGAGCCCGCGGGCCGCCCGCTCCCGTTCGATCTCCTTGCGGTTCCAGTCGATGAGCGGGGTGGACCGGTCGCCAGCGACGAACCGCGCCGCCACGTGGGCGATGGCGGATGCCCACCGCCACCCGGGGGAGGTGTTGGCGAAGATGGTCCCCTCGCTGAGCACGGCCGCCCGGTCCTCCTCGGGAACGGTCAGCAGGGCTCGCGCCGCTCGGGCGTACCCGCCCGCCTCTTTGGCGGTCTCGGTGAGAGCCTCGGTGGTGAGATCCATGGTCTTGCTCCTCTGCCTCGGTGGTGCTTCAAGCTTACCAAGAACTTAGTAAGATGTCAAACGGAGCGCTTGGGGCGGCCCGGCCGCCCGGTGCGCCACGGAGCGGGCCGCTCAATGAGGCCCGCCTTGCTGGCCTGAATCACGGTGTCCCATAGGCTGGCGGGTTTACGCCCGAGGCGTGCCGCAATCTGCTCATGGCTCTCCCCGCAGGAGCGCAGGAACACGTACTCCTCTGCGGTCTCGGCCATGGACCGGTTGCGGAGTGGGAAGTCCGCGAGCGTGCCGTCCGACTTGGCGGCCATCCAGCACGCAGCGTCCAGGCCACGCCCCCGCAACTCCCCGGTCTTGCCGCACCGGGCGCACTCCCCGGACCGGCGGTGGTGGTGACTCATGGGGTGAGCTTACCAAGTTCTTAGTAAGAACGCAAGCGGCCCCCGCCGTAGCGGGGGCCGTCTCGGTGAGGGATCAGTACCCCATGTAGTGGCGCTCCTCGTCATCCATGTAGTAGTGCTGCGGGCCGTAGCAGTTGCTGAGCGAGAGCCCGTGCTCGCACTCGGGGTAGAGCCACGCCTGGAGCGCCGTCATGGTCGGGGGGAGGTCCAGGACGTCCCACGCGTGGGTGCTGGACTTGGCGCCGAGGAACTCGATGACCCGCTTGGTCACGTCCTCCGGCCGGCCGTCCCACTGGACCGCGTACCCGCGACGCTCGGCGCAGATGTGGAGCATGACCCGGACCGTCACCCAAGTGATTCCGTTGCTGATAAGCATCTCTTGTCTCCCTCGTCCTCGGTGTAGCACAAGCTTACCAAGTTCTTAGTAAGAACGCAAGAGCCCCCGCCGGGAAGACGGGGGCTCTTTTGGCTCGATCAGAAGGACGGGTTCCGGTAGTAGCTCCGATGGCCCAGGCCAAGGCGGACGTAGCTCGCGCCCTTCAGGATGAACCGCTGGCGGTCCTCGTTCCAGAGGTACACGTCCTTGCCAGCGTTCGGGCGGGCCTCGTAGCGGTAGGTCGCGCTCCCGTCCTGCTCACTGCCGCTCACGCGGATGGCCTCGTCGTCCTGCGCCACCACGCCGCGGATCTGCCCCCTGCGGGCGCCGCTCTTGAAGTAGAGCACCTCCACGATGGTGCACGCGTAGCGGTCCGAGCCAACCGCGTAGGTGGCGCCCATTCCAACCTCGGGGGTGGTGATGGCCTCGGCCATTTTCGTTCTCCTCTGTCTTGGTGGTAGCACAAGCTTACCAAGAACTTAGTAAGACGTCAAGCCGCCCACGACTGGAACCCGTACCGGCCGATCTCCGGCTGTCCGGCCGGCCGCGGGAGATCGAGCTTGCACGTGCGGCACCGGAGGCGGAGCCCGTCCTCCCACGGCTGGTGCACGTGGATCTCCGTCGTTTCCTCGCCCACCCGGCCGATCCGCTCCAGCGGCCACGGTGCCACGCCTACCGCGTGCCGCCCCTTCCGGCCCGGCCGGTGGCCGCCGCCGCGCCGGGGCTTGCTCTCCCCCACGCCCTGGTGCCGCCCCACGCCCGGACCGGTGAGCCGCGTAGGCTGCGGGCGCGGCGGCGCCTCCCGAGCCCGCCACGGCACCAGGAGCGCCACGAACGTGCCCACGAGGAGCAGGGGTAAGCCCGCGATGAGCCAGATCAGGGCCGAGGTGTCGGTCTCCATGGCTACGAGCATGACGAGGGTCAGTGCTGCGATTCTCATGATCCAAGCCTCCCACGGAAAGGGCCCCCGCCGTAGCGGGGGCCCGCGTGCCCTACTTGGTGAGCGTGGCCGCAGGCTTGGCCTGACCCGGCCGCATCACGTCCACGTTGTCCATCGTGCCGCTCTGGAGCCACTTCCCGGCCGTGTACATCGCCTCGTCCATGTCCTCCGCGTTGGCGGACCCGACGTAGATTCCGTTCTTCCGGCCGATCAGCGTGACCTTCATTTTCGTCTCCCTCGTTCTCGGTGTAGCACAAGCTTACCAAGAACTTAGTAAGAGCGCAAGGGGCTACCCCTTGCAATTTCCCCCGGGGCCAACGTGCTCCGCCATCCGCTTGAGCATGTCCTCCAACGGGAGGTCCGCGCCGCTCCTCCAGGAGAGGATGCAGACGCGACAGAGGGTGTGAGCGAGTTGGACGTAAGCCTCTGTGTCATTCACCGGAGCGGCCCACACGGACCACTCCTCGGGGTGCTCCACCTCCACGGCCGCCCCCGGGCCGCCGACGCTGTACCCGGTGGGGGTGCCGTGGAAGACGGTCACCTTTCCGTTGTCGTGGAAGATCTTGGTCTCAACGATCATGCCGCGCTCCTCAGTTTGGCCCCGTGCCGCGAGTTGCAGCCGGAGCAGGCAGGGCGGATGTTCCCTCGCGCGTAGGTGCCACCTTGGCAACCGGGCAGGGGGAAGCGGTCCACGGTGATGGTCTCCAGGGTGAGCAGCGTCCCGCAGGCGAAGGAACAGAGCGCCACAGTTCCGTTGCCGAACTCGGTCAGGAGCCACGCCTTGCGGCGGCGGCGCGCGTCCGAGCCTCCCCGGTCGTTCTTGTTGCTGGTGCCCCGCCGGGCCTTGCCGTTGGCGTCCAGGCGGCGCGGCCGGCGCGAGGCGTTCTCGGCGGCGGCGGCCTCGTGCAGCGGGCCCACGTCCCAAGCCTGCCCCGTCACCTCGTCCACGTGGATGAGTTCCCACCGCATCCCGGGGCCGAGGCCCTCGTGAGCCTTGAGGCGGGAGGGCGTGCCGTCCATCCGGAGCCTCTGGCCCGTGACGAACGCGTAGCCCCCGTGAGCGCCCTCCTCGACCGTCACCACCCTGATGCGGTAGGAGGTCCGGTTGTACGTCTTCTTGACGGTGAGCAGTGTTCCCGGCCGGACATCGGCCCATGTCGTAATCATGGAAGCAACTTACCAAGTTCTTGGTAACCCGTCAAGCACCAAAAAGCCCCCGCCGTAGCGGGGGCTCCTCGGGTGCTCAGTTGAGCGTGAACGTGACTCCGCATCGGCGGCCGTTGGACTCGCCGAGGTGGCCTTGCCCCTTCCACCAGATCTCGCAGGTCATGCCCGAGACGGCGGCCGTCCCCTGCGCCGTGAGGGTGTAGGTGGTGCCCACCTTGCCGGGCTCCTCGTGCTCCCACATCCCGTAGTACCCGATCCCGTCCTCGTCCCGCTTGGCCTGGAGGTTGGCGCAGGGCTGGACGGCGCCCGCTCGGGTCCACTCACACACCGGCGTGGCCTTGTTCTCGCTGTCCCAATTGAGGAACAGCCCCACCTCACCCGGTTGCGTGTTGTGCGCCGAGGGGTCCCCCTGGACCGGTGCCGGTTGCTGGACGGCCGGCCCACCCTTGGGCTCCTCGACCTTGCCCGGTGCGGGTGCCTTGGCGGGCTCCCCGGTGTCCTTGCCCTGCTGAGCGCACCCGGTTGCGAATGCCACCACCATGAGGGTGATCAGCCCGTAGACCTTGAGCCGCTTCATCGTTTCCCCTTTCCCCTGTTGACTTGTAGCACAAGCTTACCAAGAACTTAGTAAGAACGCAAGAGGCCCCCGGGGGCCGTCTCGGTGTGGCCTAGTGGATGATGAAGTGGCTCCAGATCTTGACCTCGTACCCGGCCGTGACCATGGCCCGCAGGGCGGCGGCCTCGCACCGGGCATACGGCGCTCCGTTGAAGTCCCGGCCGTTGCCGTAGAAGTCGAACGTGATCGACGCCTGCGAGTCGTCCTGCATGGTGAAGTTGAAGCGGATACCCCGCTGGCCGTGCATGGTGCCGATCTCCTCGGTGGTGGTCTGGACCTGCGTCATGATCTGGCTCCCTCGTCTCGGTGGTGAGATGAGCTTACCAAGAACTTAGTAAGACGTCAAGGGCGGTAGTAGCGCCGCGGGATGGGGTCCTTCCCGATCCACCGAGCGCGCCGGAGGAGGTTCTCCCACGGCCACCCGCCCACGGGCTCACCGGTCACGCAGTGCGGTTCGCTCCAGCACCCCGACGCGCACTTGGCGCCGCGGGTGTAGAACGGGCAGACCCGCGAGGGGTCACGGCTCATCAGGCGGAGGAGGCTCATCCCTGCCTCCGCCCCGGGTGCGGGCGCTTCATCGGCGCCCGGTGGCTCCAGCACGCCCACACCCGGAAGCACCTCGGGCACCGGGGGTACCGCTCCCACCGGATCACCCACGGCCGCCTGCTCACCGGTGGCCCCGGTGCGTGATCGTGACGGTGGTGGTGCAGCCGCTCGGGCGAGACCGGCCGGCCGCCCGCATGATGGCCCACGCCATGGCGCCGATGGCGAGCACCGGGACCATCAGGGCGCCCGCCAGCGAGGCCGCCCACATGGCGAGCGCCCACCCGATGAGCGCCACACCGCCGAACCCGACCAGCACCCCGGCGCCGATGAGCACCGGGGTACGCCACGCCGGAGGCTCCGGCGGCCGGTCCTTCAGCCGGAGCACCGGGACGGCCCACCGGCCCTCGCGGGTGCGGTAGAGCGCGCCGGTGGCGGCAAGCTCTCCGGCCCGCATGGCGCGGCCCACCTCGGCGATGAGCAGAGCCCGCGAGGAACTCTCGATCTCGGCAGGCCACGGCTCAGCCGGTAGCAACTCGCGCGAGTGCATAACCGTGATCCCTCCTCTCCTTGGTTGTGGTGGCGCCGTAGACGCCCACCTGGTTGGTGTCCAGCGCCCACAGGAGGCAGGCATTTCGGTGCTCGCACGGCCGGCATACTGCCACCGCCCGAGCCCGAGCCTGCCACCCCGCGGTCCGGTGGCTCTCGTTGGTGAAGTCATCCGGGTTGCCCCGCTCGGCGCACCTCCCGCGACCCTCGCTCAGGAAGTCCGGGAGCGCCGCCCTGCCGTAGCTCATCGCGTCCACCGCCATACCAGGAACGCCACGGCGGCCAGCGTGCCCACCTGGAGCGTGGCCCGCAGGAACAGCACCACGCGCATGGCCCACCGGAAACTCGGGTTGCCGTCTCTGGCCAACCGCATGAGGCGGGCGCTGTCCAGCGGGATGCGCCGGGGGTTCCACAAGTTCTTCTTGTGGTTGTACACCGGGGCGAGAGCGAGGATGAGCACCGTTTCCACCGAGCGCAGGAGCCACTTCCACCGCGGGAGCGGGACCCGGAGCACCACGCGCGGCTCCAGGTCCGTCCACGGCTGGTGGTCCATGTGCTGGAGGTGCCGGTGGAAGAACGAGGTGGTCTCGCCAACGTAGGCAAAGTGGTAGCTGAGCAACGGAATCCGGAACAGCGCCGCGGGCTTCCGGGTCCGGTAGACGTAGACACCCCCGCGGTTCATCGCGCACGCCCCGGCTTGCCACGCACGCCCTTGGTCATGTGGTAGCCCTCGCAGAAGATGCACCAGTGCACGGTACGGCTCCCCTTCCGGCGCCCGAACGCGGCGAGGGCAATCCTCGCGGCGCGCTTGTTCGGGAGCCGTTCCTTGCCGATGACGTTGCACAGTTCCTGAGGTCCGAAGATACCGGCCATCACACACACTCCTTGTGGCTCAACCCCATGGGCTTGGTCTGCCAAACGACAGCCTGCCCCTCGACGATCGCGGACCGGCACACCTTGCAGTGCGTCCGGTACCGCGGGATCTTCTTGGTCTGGCTCTTTACCTTGTTGAAGTTCATGGCCTACCTTACCACGTTCTTGGTAAGTCCGGAAGAGGCACGTTGGGGGGCTTGGCCTACCAAGATTTTGGTGGGATCATGGTAAGTATGGAGACGGTGCAGCTAGTCAAGCCCCGGCGGCACCTCGTGGTGCGCGGCCTCTGGCGCTATTTCGTGACCGGCCGGCCCCTGTGGGGCAAGGGGGACAATGCCACGTTCCTCCTCGACGCGACCACCGACTACCGGGGCGGTCCGGTGGAGCGGTTGAGCCGCGCCCGCTGGCGCCGGGTGGCTCGGCGGCACGCTGGCGTCACGGCGCCGCTCTGCCTCCTCGCGTGGGACTGGCGCGCGGCGGCCCTGTATGCCCTCCTGGCCCTCGTGGGGGTCGGGGGGTGGCTCGGGTACCTCGTGGCGCTCTGGTGGCCGCAGAGGGCCGTACGGCGCACCTACGTCTACCCTGCCGCGCGTGTGCTCGCCAAGGTGACCGGGCAGAAGTTCCGGCGCCGCGCCGCCCTACGGGACATCCTGCTCCCGGCCGGGTACGGCGAGGAGCCCACGGAGATCCCGGTGGTGGTCTTCCTGCCGGACATCCCGCTGGACGCTGGCACCAAGCGGCGCGTGGTGGAGGCGCTCGGGCCGCGCCTCGGGCTCCCGGACGCCACCGCCCGGTGGATCGAGGTTGGCGAGCGCATCCGGGTGGAGTTGCTCCCGCAGTTGCTCCCGCCGGTCTCCGTGCGCCTCGCGGACCTCATGGACGAGTTGCTGGCCGCGCCGCTGGCGCAACCGGTGGTTGGCGTCCAGGGCAAGGGCCACGTGATCCACATGGACTTCAACAACGACTCGCCCCACACCCTCGGGTCCGCGGGCTCGGGCGCCGGAAAGTCCACGCTCTACAAGTTCGTGGCCATGCAGCGCCTGCGGCACCCGAACACCTACGCGATCATGCTGGACTTCAAGAAATGGTCCCACCTGCGCTGGATGGGCCGCCTGGAGCCCGGCCGCGTGCTGATCGAGGACGAGGTTCCGCGCATCCACGAGGTGCTCTGCCGGGTGCTGGATGAGTTGCTCTGGCGCAAGTCCTTCAACCTCGACCAGGAGCGCGAGCTTGAGGCCCTGCCCACCGTGGATGTCTACGTGGAAGAGATCAACACGTTGATGTCCCTGCTCCAGGAGTATTGGAAGGCGGAGGTTGCGCGGCGCAAGAGCGAGGCGCGCGCGATGCTCCGGCGCGCCAAGGACAGCGAGGACGAGGGGCTGATCGAGGAGGCGGAGGAGGCCCTCGCGGCGGCCAACGGGCTCTCTGCGACGTCCCCCGCCATCCAGGCCCTGCGGTACGGGGTCAACCTCGGGCGCGAGTTCCGCATCCACTTCCACCTGATCGGCCAGTCCATGAGCGCTAAGGCCGCCGGGGGCAGGGACACGCGCGAGTCCTTCCGCACGCGGCTCCTCGCGCGGTGGGACGCCAAGACGTGGAAGATGCTGGCGGACGGAGTCCCGTTCATCGCGTGCCCCGCCGGACCGACCGGCATTTGGGCGCACGTCCACGGGGCCGAGGTGGAGATCGTCCGGGTCCCGTTCGTGGCGGATGCGGACGCGGTGGCGTACGTCCAGGGCGGCCCTCGTCCGTCCCTGCCGATGTTCCACGGGGACGCGATCGTGGCCGAGGTCCGGCCGGCGCTGGACGCGTCCGCGAGCCTCCGTGATCTCGTCCCGATGCTCCCGGCGCCGGGGCTCGGCATCGACGCTCTGCGCAAGGCGGCGCAGCGTCCGGGCTTCCCGGCGCCGGTTGGCACCGTGGTCCGGGGGGTGGCCGCGGAGTACTCGGTGGCCGAGGTGCTCGCCTGGTTTGCGGACCGCGAGCGCATGGCCATCGATGCAGCTTAGGATGGGTGGCATGGCTGACACCAAGAGCAAGACCACCAACACCGCACCCGAGACGGCGGCGCCGGAGGGCTCGGCGCCGGAGGAGACCCCCGCGGCCCCCAAGCCGGTCCCCACCAGCAAGAAGGATCTCAAGCCGGGTGACGGGCTCTCCTTCACCCTGGACTCCGGCGCCACCGCGCTCATGCTCGTGACCTCCGTGGTCAGCATGGACCCGGCCGAGGTGGTGGGGCTGGTGCTGCGCGACAGCGAGTACCCCCGCGGCCTCAACGCCTACGTGTACGACAGCGTGGAGGACGCGCAGGCGGCCACCCACCCCGACGCCGTGGAGCGCCGCCTGCACGCGGCCTACTGGCCCGCGTAAGCCGGCCGAGAGCGCCAGCAAGCCCCCCGGAGGCGGCCGGGGGGCTTGTCCTATGTCTGGCGCCGTACGGCCTCTGAGCAGGCCCTGGAGGCCCTGGAGTCCTAGGACAGAGGCGCTACAGGATCTCCTCCCGCTGGCGCCGCTGGAGGTCCCACACGGCCTTGGCCTGGACCACCTCGGCCGGGCTCCGGCGCCACCCGCAGCAATCAGGCTCCTGCGGATCGCTCCGGCCGGCGCAGGGGCACCAGGCCGCCGAGCACTCCCAATCGGCCCGGCCGCGGGCCCACAACGGCCGCTCCTTGCACCGGCAGGGGTAGGGCTCGGTGGTAGTGGTCCCGGTGACGATCCACCGGTTCCGCGGGAGGGCCGCCGCGCGCACGCGGGCCGCCTCGTTCGGATCGAGCCTTGCCATGATCGTCTCCTCAATGGACGAACGCCCCGGGGCCGGAGCCCCGGGGCCGAGACTGTGGATCAGGACGCGTCTTGCATGGCGGCCTGGACGCGGAGGACGTGGGCGAGGGAGAGCGGGATCGTGGACGCAGCCTCGGACGCGTCCACGCCGGACTTGAGCATCTGGACGCAACGCTTAGTCCGCTGGAGCGGCTTGGCGGTCACGTCCACCACCGCCATGATGTCCACGTCCGTCTTGCCGTCCAGGATCATCGCCACCGCCTTCTCCACGTCCCACCGGGCAACGCGGCCGGAGGTGGTGGCCACGGGGCGGGGGAGCGGAGCGGGCTTGGGGGCGAGGGGCACGATCGGCAGGAGCGCCGGGAGCACCTGGACCTCCTTGACCACCTCCACGATCCGCTCGGTCACCTCGGCCACCTTGGCGTGGCCGCCGTGGACGATGAGGAAGGCAAAGAACATCGCGAGGGGCATGCAGGCCGCGAGGAGGTACGTGGGCATCTTGAAGGCGCCGTAGGAGGCCGCGTTGAAGGTCAGCGAGTAGGCGGCGCCGTAGGCCACCGCGAAACCGCCCGCCTTCTTGTTGCCGCCCTGCATGGCCCGGATGCCGATGTAGATCAGGCCGTCGATGCCGGCCGGGTGCAGCGCCGCCACCACCGCGGGGTTACCGGCGGCCTGCGTCACGTGGTAGATGTGCTGCGCGGAGGCCGCGAACGCGCTGAGCGCCACGCCACCGGCCACGATCTCGTCCCGCTTGGCCTTCAGGTTCTCGAACATCTCTTGTCTCCCTCATCTCGGTGTACCAAGAGCTTACCAAGAACTTAGTAAGACCGCAAGCCCCGGACGAGAGGAATTCGTCCGGGGCCATACGTCCAGGTCAGCGAGCCCGGTACGCGTCCAGGCGGATCACGTCCGCGGCCGGGGGCTCCATCGGCAGGAGACCGACGAGGGCGGCCATGCTCCGCAGGACGTCCCGGACCGGCGGCACGGTGAACGTCACCTCCGCGTGCAGGATGTCCCCCTGGTGCCGGGACGTGTAGACGATCCACCGGCGGGCCACCTCGGGCGCGTGGCCGATGGCCGGCCGCCCGGTCTCGTCCACCCGGATGTGGTGGTTGATCATGGCGCCGCCCACCGGCAGGAACCATGTGGCCGAGGCCCGGCGGACTGACCCGGAGTCCGTCTCCACCCACCGGGGCTCGATCAGCAGGCGGGCCGGACCATGAGCCGTCTCCACCTCGCGGACCACCTCGTGGAACGCCTGGAGCACGCTCGGGCGGAAGTCATCGGCGGTCCGGGTGCGCCGGTACCCGTTCACCGGGCACGCTCCGCGGCGCGCCGGATGTCCTTGATGAACTTCTCCGCGATGATCTGCCGGTCCCGAGCGTCCTCGTTGATGGCCGCCTCCACGGCATCCGCGAGTTCCTGGATCTCCTCCTTCAGTGAGGGGCTCGGGAACAGGAACGGGTACCCCCAAGGCTCCTGCGAGATCACCAGCACGGCGCCGCCATCGATCCGGCGGAAGTCCGGGGAGTGCCGCATGTCGTACGGGCCGATCACCTTGCGGGTGTCCCACGGGCCGTGCCCGGTCTCGCGGGGGACCTCCTCCGGCACCCGCCAGTCCTCTTCCGTGTAGTGCTTGCCGCTGGCCTTGAAGAGGTTCACCCGAATCCGGGCGGGGGTCTCTTCCGTCATCTCTGACCTCCTGCTGTCCTCGATGTCCATACCAGAAGCTTACCAAGAACTTGGTAAGTCCGCAAGGGCTCGCGTTGGGAGCGCCCGATGTGCCAGTGCCTGCGGGCCGTCTCGCCGAGGCGCTGGTCATCCTGCCAGCGGCAGGGATAGACGTCCATCGGGTGGTCATAGCCGTAGCGGAGCAGCACCCGCCAGCGGTGAAGGTACGCGCCGAGGCGGTACCGGTGGGAGATCTTGCGAATGTGGCTGGTCTTCCACCGGTACCAGGGGCGCCCGCTCACGGCCGCCAAAGCTCGATCCTCATCCCCGGCACGGTGCGGGAGTGCAGCACCTGCGGCACGTACTCCGGCCCGAGCACGGACTCCGGCACCAGGTGCCGCAGGATCTCCAGGGTGGACACCCCGTGCACCTGGACGTCCACCATGAGAGCGCCCCGGGACCACTCCCGCACCAGCCAATGCGAACCGAGGAGCGGGGCGTGAATGCCGTAGACGCGCACCTCCAGCCCGTGACTGAGCGGGTAGACGGCCGGCCCCGGGAGGCGGCGCGGCAGGGGCTCGGGGAATACCACGCCGAGGAACTCGCGGAGCACGGCGATGGTGGGGCAGTCCCACCACTCGGTGCCCTCCTCGGCGTACCGGCCGGCAGGGCACCCGGCGCACTCGCTGAATGCGCCCTCCGGCTTGTGCAGGGCGGCCACCAGGCGGAGGCCCTCATGGGCGGAGGCCGCCTCCACCACGAGGGCGTAGGCGGCCTCACATTCCTCCCTGGTCATCGGACGTAGAGCGCCCGGTGCTCCGGCGTCGGCTGGTCATCCGCCCACGCCACCTCCCCGGCGGGGGTGAGCCAGAGGAGCGCCCCCTCAGACCCGCGGGCCTGCGTACCGGAGAGGTCCGTGAGCCACCCCTCGATCCGGCCGAGGGCCTCGCCGTACGCCCGGATGTGGTTCTTGGCCTCGGCCATCTCGCTGCGGTACGTCCGCATGTCCAGCGTGACCGACGCCCGGCCGATCTTCATGCAGTGCTCCCCGTAGCACTCGGCGGTACGGGACAGCCGACCAAGCATGTCCCGGATGGCCGCCTCGGGGTCCGTGGGGGTCACGGTCACCTCGGCCACGATGACCTCCACCACGCCGTCCAACTCGTTCCAGAAACGGATCAGGTCCGCGGTCTCGTCCTCGGTCCACGGCCCCGTGAAGCCGGCCGCCGTGAGGACCGACACGGCCATCTCCTTGCCCTCCTGGTCCAGGCCCATGCGTTCGATGAGGTCCGTGAGGGTGACGGTGGCTTCCGGGTTCTGCGCGCTCTCGGCGCTCTCCTGTGTCATGCCAGTAGCTTACCAAGTTCTTAGTAGAAACGCAAGAGGCCCCCGCCGGAGCGGGGGCCTTCCTGGTGGTGCTCGGCGCTACTCGGCCGGCGCGTTGCTGGCGGCGGCGGCGGCCCGGCGGAGCTTGGTCACCTTGCCCTTGAGCACCGTGGCCGCCGTGTCCGCGTCACCGGTGAACGAGAGAACCTTGGTGGTGCCCTGCGTGATGCCCACCGTGACCTCGGCGGTCTCGTCCAGCGCCTCCAGCGCCTCCACACCGACGTTCGAGAGGTAGTTGAGGACCCGCTGGTCCCCCGAGCCCGAGACGATGACCTCGTCCGCGCCCACGGCCTGCACGCTGATGTTGAAGTTGTCCATGGTTCTGCGCTCCTGTCTGGTGCGTGCGCTCTGCCCGCTCCCCTCCCCGGCCGGTCCCCCTCGGTCCGGCCGGGAAAGCCAACGTGCAGGGTCAGTTGATGGAGAAGCCGTCCGCCCGAGCGGCCTGGTACCAGGCCGCCGCGAGCGCCTTGTCCTCCGGGGTGACACAGTCCACGTCGATGATCCACGAGAACTTCGGCTTGGGGCCGTTCTTGCCTCGCTTCTCCCACGCGGCCCACGCGGCCTCCACCTGGTCGGTGGTCATGCCCTTCTTGCGGTCCGCGGCCTGCGGGCCACGCCGGACCCGGCCGAGGAGCAGGGGGCGGGCCTTGCCGTCGATCTTCTTGAGCTGCCCGATGACGTTCCCCTCGGTGCGGTACACCGACGTCCAAAGGAACGGCAGTTCGTCCGCCTCGATGGTGTGCTCGGTGAGCACGGGCTCCGCGTCCGCATCCTCGCGCTTGTTGTACCAGAAGGTCAGGGCGCCGCCGTCCAGGCACGCCATGTCCACGGTGTAGCGCTCCTCGGTCTCGGCGCCGCCCGCCTCGATGCGGTCCTTCCGCTTGGGCGCGTCCTTGACGAACTCCCGCGGCACCATCACCACGAGACGGCCCGCGAGGTCCGAGAGGTACGGCCGGGGCACGAACGGCCCGGAGGCGCGCGCCACGTCCTCGGCGGTGGCGAACGGGTCGTCCTCGTCCACGGTCTCGGCGAACGGGTCTTCCACCTGATCGGTCATGCTGCACTCCTCGTGCTAGGTGAAGCGCCTACGTGGCGCCGTGGGCCCCGGAGGATTCGAACCTCCAACCACCGGATATCGAGCGGCCGTACCGGTGCTCTGCCATTGAGCTAGGGACCCCAACGCCCTTCCCTTGTGGGGTCGGGCGCCTCTGTGCGGTTCGGGGGATCAGCCCCAACTGAAGTCCTTCATTGGGTCTCACCTCCTTGCAGGGCTTGCCTTGCACCTCTTAGCTTACTCAGATCTTAGTAGATGTCAAGCGCTCATGCGCACTCTTTGCAGCGTCCCCGAGCACCGGGCCCCACAAGCCCTTGCGCTTCACCTCGGCCACCAGGGCGCGCCCCTCGGCCACCGAGTCCGCGGCGGCAAACATGGCCGCGTACCGCTCGGTCTCGCCGATCGGCGCGGCCAGCCTAATCCGGCCCCGGGGCGCGGTGGAGTTCTTGGCCTGCGCGCGATCCCGCACCACCCGGTAGCACAGTTGCGCGGTCTCCCACCCCGCAGCAATGTCCACCTCGTAGACGTCCACCCGAGGCTCCCCGGCCGGGTGCTCGCACGTCTGCGTGCAGCCGTAGGCGCAGGGCGGAACCCGGGGCATCCAGAGCACCATCCCCACCTCGCGGGTCACGGCCGGCATGTCCACCCACTGGCCGAGTTCGTTGTCCCACATGGCGTCCGCGTTGGCGTAGCAGGCCAACTGAGCGGAGATCTCCAGCCACGTCCAGAAGCGACGCTGCGTCTTGAGGTCCGCGATGTGGAGGAGCCCGGTAAGCATGTCCTCCACCACGTTGTCCAGGGTGCCCACCACGCCAAGGCTCTCGACCAGGATGCGGCGCTCCTGCATGGCCGGCAGAGCCCGCAGGTGGTTGCGGATCAGGGCCTCGGTGTAGAGCGAGAGGTGCCGCCGGGTGTACGAGTTCTGGATGCCGAGCGGCAGGCCCGCGTGGAGGCCCTCGACCACCGCATGCCGGTGGTTGCCGAACCGCGCCCCGTGGTCCGCTTCGGCGGCGGTCTTGCACCGCTCCATGAAGCCCTCCACCCACGCCTTGCGCGCGTCCTTCTCCAGGCCGTCCAGGTCCTTGTCCCGCAACTCCTGGTAGAGCGCGTGCGAGGCGGACACGCCCCGGAGCGTCTGTTCGATCTCCCACATCCGGAGCCCGAACTGATCGGAAATCGCGCTCACCAGATTGGAGACGCGCTGGAAACCCCGGGCCTTCTTGGTGCCGTCCCGGTTCGGAAGCATGTAGCGCCCCCGCTGGATCACGTCCTGCCGTGCGGCCACGCGGCTCTCCGCGGGCAGTGCGAACGGGTCGTCCTCGATCATCGGGTTCCTCCTCGGTGGCGTCTAACCGCCAGTCCCGTTGTGTGGGCTCAGTATATCGGTGGGGTACGACAGAAACCGGGCCCCGGTAAGGAATCCGGGGCCCGGCATCACGCGGACATCTTGCGGTGGACCGCCTGCACGATCGGGTCTATCCGGCGGGTGCCGTTGATGATGGAGACCTTGTCCGAGATCTCGCCCATCCGCTCCTTTACGCCCATGGCCACGCCGAGGCTCTCGTCCAGGGGGGTCATCTTCACGCCAAGGCCCTTGGCGTAGTTGATCAGTTTGGCGCTGGTCGGCTTCTTGCGCCACGCGGCGGTCTTCTTGGCGGTGTTGAGGTCCGTCCCCATGTCCACGGCGAGATCCTCGGCCCACACCATCGCCTGATCGAGTGGGAGCCCGCGGTGGATGGTCATGCCCACCGGCCGGCCGGGGCACTTCTTGCCGCAGGTGCACACCGGCCGGGGCACGCCCTCCTCCCCGGTGCCGCACTCGTAGCGGCGGCCGGACGGCTCCTTGGTGCACCAGCACACCGACCACTGACCGGGCTCGGGGTACTGCATGATGAAGACGTAGGCGGTCATGCCCGAGGGGACAAAGAAGGTGCCGCCCTTGGTCTTCAGCCACACCGATGTGGTGGGGCGGCCCATCGGATCGAAGTCCACCACCTCCACCGGCCCGAGGTAGGTCAGCGGCTCATCGGGCTCCACGCCCTCGCCTGCGTCGAACTCGTCCTCCAGGTCCACAATGGACCGGCCGGAGTGCGCGTCCTCCTCCTTGAGCGGGCGCTCGGAGAGGTCCGCCAGCGAGCGCAGGTCCCCGTGGATGCCGGCCGCGCCCACCACATCGAGGATGAGGCAGTCCTGACCCTCGTACGGCAGGCTCTCGTCCACCCGGAGCCCGCGGCCCACAATCTGGATATAGAGGCCCTTGGACTTGGTGGGGCGGCCCACGATGATGCAGGAGACCTCGGGGTCGTCGTACCCCTCGGTCAAAATCATGCAGTTCCAGAGCACCAGGAATTTACCGGCCCGGTGATCCTGGAGTACTCGGCGCCGCGTTCCGGGCTCGGGGTTGTGCTCGCTGCCCAACGGCATGCCGCCGTGGATCACCTCGGCCGGAACGCCCTGCTCCCGGAACGCCTCGGCGAACACCTCGGCCGAGGCCACCGTGGGCGCGAACCCGAGTGTCTTGCGGCCGGCCGCGTGTTCCTGCCACGCCTTGACCACCAACTCGGGCGCGAGAGACTCGGCAAGTGCCTCGCCCAACTCCCCCTCGCGATAGTCCGCCTTGCTGGCCTTGACCTTCCGGAGGTCCAGGTCCGGCACCTGGACCGCCTTGCCCTTGGGCGGCACCAGATAGCGCTTCCGCACCATCCACGAGATGTCCCGCTGGAACGCGACTTTCTGCCACGTCGGGAACAGGCTCTTGCCGTCCCCACGCATCGGCGTGGCCGTGAAGCCCACGGTCTCGCACTCGCCGCGGAAGCATCCGAAGTGCGTCATGATCTTGATGTACGAGGCGGCAAGCGCGTGGTGTGCCTCATCCACGATAATGAGGCCAACGCAGGTGATCGAACGCAACACCTTGTCATTGCGCAGGGTCTGCACCGAGGCCACGATGCCGTCTGCGTAGATGTCCCGGCGGGTGCCCTTGACAATGCCGATGTTGAGGTGCGGCGCCACCTTCTTGATTTTCTCGTACGCCTGCGCCACCAACTCGTCCGTGTGCACCAGCACGATGAACCGGAAACCCTTGTTGGCCTTGACGTAGCGCGAGCCCTTGTGGGCGAACACCACCGTCTTGCCGCCCCCGGTGGGCAGGACGATAAGCTCGCGCTCCTTGCCGGTGAGCGAGGCGAGCGCCTCCTCCTGGTACGGCCGGGGCTTGAGCACGGTGCGCGTCATGAGCACTCCTCCTGACCAGCGCCGTGCACGGTGAAGCATGAACCGCAGAGCTTGGCGCGGTCCACGGTCACGTCCAGGAGGGCCACCTTGTCCGCCTCGGGCCAGTGCACCTCCGGGATGCCCTCGCACTCCGCCTCCACCACCGCGTCCTCCACGTACGCCACACGGGCGCCGCGGGGGAAGGGATTGCCGCAGGCGGCGCAACGCCCCGGGTACCGGGCCACGAACACGCCGAGTGCCGCTCGAACGGCCACTCCGCGGTGGAGGCGGCAATGTGGGCGAGCACGGTCACGTGGGTGTGCGAGAGGTCTCCGTTCGCGATGGTGCGCAGCACGTCCAGGTGGAGCGAGTCCTCCAAGACGTGCGCCTTTTCCTGATCGCCATCGGCGAGGGCCGCCCGGATGCCCTCCAGGCGGCCCCTCAAGTCGTTGATATCCATGCTGGTAGTTTACCACGTTCTTAGTAAGGCGTCTACAGGGTGCCCTCTGACTGCACCTTCATCATGGCCACCTCTTCAAGCCGGGTCAGCCACTCCGGCGCCTCCAGTACCTGCGCGCGGTGGAATGGCCGATCGGCGCGGCCCACGGCGATGAGCGCCTCCGTGTGCACCTTCCACGGGCCCTCCCACCCCGAGGCCCGGAACCGGAAGTTCACGGCCTCGATGGCGTACCGGCCGCCCCACTTCATCGTGACCACGTGCCGTGCGGCGGCAAGCTGCACGTGGAGGACCACCTCGCGCCGAGGCTCGTTCCAGCGCTCAAGACCCATCGGGTGTGATACCTCCCCATTGGTCAATCCGGCCGCCCTGCTCCGTGGTCTTGGGTCCATCGGTGAGGTCATACTCCCTACTCTCGCTCCATCCGCAGGGGCACCCGTACGGGCCGTAGATGACGCCCACGCCCACATCGGCCGAATCTCGCCATAGATCGACCTCTCCGCACCTAGGACAATTCATCGTCCATCACCATCTCCCACATCGAGACCATCACCGGCCGGCCGAGGCCCTCGCTGTCCTGGAGAATCGTGGCCTCGGGGAAGGTCCAGTGGTCCCGCACGTTGAAGGTGGCGTAGACCGGGACGTCCACATAGGACACGCGCGCGAGGACCCGCGGCCACCACCAGCGCCCCCGGTGCGTGGCCTTGAAGGTGTCCCACCACGAGGCGTGCCGCTGCACGGTGGTCATGATCCGGCAGTCCCGCGGGGGCAGGGTCTCGGCGAGGATGTCCGTGTGGAGCGAGGACACGAGGCGGTTGAGGCGATGGTCCACCTGGACCTCCGGGGCTGCCTGAAGGTACTCCATGGTCCAGGTGCGCGAGACCGCGAACTTGAGCCGCCGGAGCATGACCTCCCGCATCGTGAAGATGTCACCGGTGTCCATCATTCCTCCCACGGTGGTGCGTCATCCTGGATGGTGGCGCCGAGGCCGCCGAGCGCCTCCAACGCGCTGTCCCGGTCCCGGGGGGCCAGCGTGCCCCGGCGGGCCGAGACGGTGGCCGCCGGGTCCCGGGGGAACACCTTGTACGAGTCCCCGATCCGGAGGGCCACCATCTGTTTGTCCCCCTCGGCGAGGTTGGTGCGGCCGGTCTCGATCCAATCCCCCTTAGGGGTCTGCACGAACCACATGCTCGGCACCGTGGCCCACGTCTTCTGGAGCACCGGGCCGATGGGCTTGTTCACTGCGTTGTGCATCTCCACCACCTCGACGGACACGGTGAAGCGGAGGCGGAGCATCTCGGCGCCGTCCAACTCCACGATGGTGGTCCCGTCCTCCTGGTGGCAGAGGCGCACATCGGCGCCGTGGAGGATGCCCTCATCCTCGGTGCTCACCCAATGCCGCGCCCATTCCCAACCGGCGCCGTGGAATGCCTCGGTGACCTCGCGGATGATGGCCGCGCGGTCCTCGGGCGTGGTCTCCTTCATGCCTGCGTCCTTCCCAACTCGCTGGCGCCCACGAACACGACGCGCGAGCCTTGGAGGAGATCGGTGTGCACCTCCGTGGCCACGCCCACACCGAACGAGGCGGAGGCGATGCCCGAGGGGTGGAACCACACCACGCCCATGGCGCCGATCTCGGGCGGGGGCGTGTCCGCGGTGAAATCCAGCACGATCGACCACGAGTAGTGCCCGGGGATGCGCGTGTGCACCGGGGGCACCGTGCCGGGGGTGACCTTCTCCTTGCAGACCCGGCACTCGTAGATGCCGAGGCACTCGCACACGATGCCGTCATATCCGGCCATGCAGTCCTCCGCGTGCACCTCGTGCAGCGTCGGGTACTGCTGATCCTCGATCGAGTACGCGTGCTTGTGGCCGGCGCCGTCCGTGAACGACCACCGCTTGTCCGGCCCCGGGAGGTTCGAGGTGACGTCGATCATGTCTCGCCACACGCTGAGCACGGCGCGGTAGCCCTCCCGGCCGTTCCAGGACCCGAGGCCCTGCATGTGCACGCCGGAGGTCACATCTCCTCCAGGGCGGCATGCAGGAGACGGCCGCGGGCCGCCCGGCCGCGGATGCTCATGGCGGTCCGGGAGATGAGCCCCCGCTCCCGCAGTTCCTTCACGATGTCCTCCGGCGTCCCCTGCGGGAGGGCGCCGGACTGCGTGTTGGCTCCCATGAGCGCCTTGACGGCCGCCTCGGTGAGCCCCTGCTCTGGTCTGGTCATACCAAAACCTTACCACGTTCTTGGTAAGTCCTCAACGGGTGGTGCGTGATCACCGGATATGGTAGATTCTTAGTAAGTCAAGGAAGGGAGGGCGGCCCGATGCCACCCAAGGTTGTTGATCGTGAGTTGAAGGCTCTGGCGGATCAGGAGGCACCCGGCGCGCTGACCGAGCGCGTGGAGGCCGCCGTGGACGTCGTGACGGACAAGGCGCTGGACGCCCTCGCCGCGGAGATGGGCGGCAAGGGCGCCCGCTCCAAGGCCATCCGGCTTCTGCTCCAGAAGGGCGCCGTTGCGGTGGTGGCGGAGCGCGCCGCCCGAGCGTAGCGTCAGGCATCCGAGACATAGAGAAGCCCCGAGGTTGCCGCCTCGGGGCCTAACGACACAACTGGAGATCTCGTGACACAAGCTACCATGCAGCCCCTCTCCCTGCACCACCGGACGGAGCTTTTCGAGGGCTCCTCGATTGACCCGGCGGTGGCCTCGGAGAGGGGCTATCAGACCATGGAGCGGCCCAACCGGGTCGACCCATCGCACCCCTCGGACACCCGGAGCGCGCTCTCCCGCATGGGCTTCCCCTCGTGGGCCATCCGCGAGGACTATTACTTTCCGGGCCTCTGGATTCCGCAGTACACCCCTGCGGGGGTCCGCTATGCCGGTCAGTGGAAGCCCTTCCGCGCGGTGGCCAACCGCGAGGGCAAGCCCATGCGCTACGCCTCGGCCAAGGGACCTTCCCGGATCGACGTGCACCCGCGGTGGAGCCGAGACCGCGGAGTGGATGACCCGGCACTCCTGCCCGCCATCCAGGACCCCACACTCCGCCTCTGGATCACGGAGGGGGTGAAAAAGGCGGACGCGCTCACCAGCCGCGGGGAAGTCACCGTGGCCCTCTCCGGGGTGTACAACTGGCGGAACGGACACGCCTCCCTGGGCGATTGGGAGGACGTCCGCCTCAAGGGCCGCGAAATCGTACTGTGCTTCGATGCAGACGCGGTCACCAAGTCCCACGTAGCGCAGGCCATGGCCCGCCTCGGAAAGTGGCTGAAGTACAAGGGCGCGGCCAAGGTCTGGTATCTCGTGGTGCCGTTTGGCGTCAATGACAAGGCCACCAAGGGCGTTGATGACTTCTTTGCCGCCGGGGGCACGCTCAAGGAGTTGGAGCAGGCGTTCGAGACCAAGCCCCCCACGGTCACCGATCTTGACGATCGGTTCACCGATGCCCGCCTCGCCGAGGCGCTCGCGGTGGAAGTGCTGGACGGCCGGTACGTGTGGGTGGACGGCCTGGACTGGTTGCGCTTCAACGGCAACGTGTGGAGCAAGGCCACGGCCGTGTCCGCGATCGAGGATGTCCGCCGTTGGGGCCTGGACCACTACGGCGAGGCGGCGGCGCGCCTCAAGCTTGACGATCGGGCCATGGCGTCCGACGTGGACGGCTGGAAAACCATGCTGTCCAAGAGCCGCGCCGGGACCGTGCTGGACTTCTCCCGGGGCCTCGTGGAGCGCGCCGCGGAGGACCTGGACGTGGACCTGGACCACATCAACACCCCGAGCGGCTATGTGGACCTGGAGAAGGGCCTCATCCGTCAGGTGGGCGCCGAGGAGTACCCCACGCACATGACGGGGGCGAGGTTCGACCCCGACGCACACAGCGAGGTGTGGGAGTCCTTCATCAAGCGCATCCTCCCGGACGAGGAGGTGGCCAAGTTCGTGCAGCGCCTGTTCGGCTATTCGCTCCTCGGCGAGGTTCGCGAGCACGTCATGCCGATCTTCACGGGCGAGGGCGCCAACGGCAAGGGCACGCTCCGGGATGCCGTGCTGAAGGCAATCGGGGACTACGGGCTGGAGGTGGACCCGGAGCTACTCATGGCCTCCCACAATCCGAGGCACCTCACCTTCCTCATGGAGTTGCGCGGCCGGCGCCTCGTGTTCTGCTCCGAGACACAGAAGGGCCGCAGGTTCGCCGAGTCCGAGATGAAGCGCCTCGTGGGTGGAGACCCCATCCAGGCGAACAGGATGCGTCAGGACCCCATCACGTTCCTGCCCTCGCACACGCTGATCATGTGCACCAACCACCTCCCGCAGGTGTCGGGCGATGACCCGGCCGTGTGGCGGCGCATCCTGGTGGTGCCGTTCGACGTGGTGATCCCCGAGGGGGAGCGGGACGGCCGGCTACCCAAGAGGCTCCAGGAGCCCGATGTGAGCGCCGCTGTGCTCGCGTGGATGTACCGGGGCTTCCTGGACTACCAGGAGCGCGGTTTGGAGCCTCCAGCGGCTGTACAGGGGCGCACGGCGGCCTATCGCAGTGAGTCGGACCTCACGGGGCGGTTCCTGGCCGAGGTGCTGGAGTCCTCGCCCGGCAGCAAGGTCACGGCGGCGGCGCTCCTGGAGGCGTACCTCACCTGGTTCCGGACCGAGGCGAGCAAGGAGGACATCCCGCTCAGCAAGCGCGAGCTTGGGATGGAGATGACCAAGCGGAATTTCAGATCGGGCAAATCGGACGGCCGTATGGTCTACCGGGATGTGGCCCTCACCCCGCCTGAGCAGGGCTAGGAAGGCAGTCAGGGAGGAGAGGGAGGAGATGTCTGAAACACTGGAGGTCTCGTACGCGTATAGAACTTTCAGGAGTCTCCTCCCTCTCCTCCCTGACTAAGATTGTGGTAAGATCCTAGTAACCGAAAGGAGCCCGGAAATGCTCAAGATCGTGATTGCCCTGATCCTGTTCCCGTCAAGCCTCGTGCTGCTCTGGCTCGGCGTGACGGGGATGATCAGGGCCTGGAATGTCCGAGGCCGCCGATGACCACCACCGCGGAGTACCTCCGGCACGTGGAGCGCACCTACGGGGTCAAGCCGGCCGAGTACCGCGCCATGTACTACGCCCAAGGTGGCCGTTGCTTCATCTGCCGCAAGGCGTCCGGCCGGTCCCGGCGCCTCGGCGTGGACCATGACCACCTCACCGGAGAGGTGCGGGTGCTGGTCTGCACCGGGTCCATCAACGCGATGACGTGCAACCGCCTCATTGCCATCTACGGCCGGGAGATGCTCGTTCGGGCCGCCGCAGTGCTCTCCGATCCGCCCCCGGCGCGCGCCCTGCTCCGGGCCATGCGCGCGGACGGGTTCGACCCGGCCGCCACGCGGCTCCCCACCCTCGTGCCGTCCATCCAGCCGTTCCTACTGCGGGAGGTGCGCGGTGTTCCGTCCTGAGGATGGCAAGGTGGAGTCCTACGGCGGGCGCAAGTTCATCTCGATCCCTCTGGACTACGAGTTCGTGGCCTCGGGGTGGTGGACGTTCGCATTCATCGCCAAGGTGCTCCGCAATCTCGAACTGCGCGCGGATCAGCTTGAGTGGATGTACACCGAGGAGAACCGGGGCTTCCTGAAGGCCGTTTTCGAGGTCCACCATGTATGACCCCGTGTACCTCGTGGAGATCGGCAACGAGCCGCTGTTCGTCATCCAGGTGGGCGCGCTCACCGAGTTCGTGGCTGAGGAGGACCCTTCCTCGTACTGCACGGTGTGGCTGGTGGACGAGTCGGGCGAGGCAGTGAGGGTGATGTCCGGTGAATCCCTCTGACCCCGGGTACTACACCATCGGCAAGGTGGAGGCCCCGGACTGGCTCGATCAGGACCCCGAGCCCTCCGTCCGATCCCTGGACCCGCGGCCGGCCGATGCCCCCGAGGAACGCAAGCCCCTGAAGGCCCTCGTGACCCTTGCCGAGGCCGCCGGGTGGGCCGTACGCGTCGGGTACTCCCTCGGGCAGGCTCGGGCCGTCCGGAAGGGCACGTACAAGACGGTGCACACGTTCGGCGTGTGGGGCTCGGGGCCGTGGCGCTGGTGCGCCATGTATGAGTGGTCCCCGGACCTCAGTAAGCCGTGGGGATGGGACCGGACGGCCATCTGGAGCCCCTCGGGCGAGGCGGTGGCCCCGGGGCTCGGTTCGAGGTTCGTGGACGCCAACATCACGGACCTGAAGGAGTTCCTGACCATGCAGGGCGGGGTGGGGGCCGCGTGGTTCAAGGCGGTCCACGCGCGTGTCCAGGAGCAGGCAGAGGCGCAGAAGGAGAAGGCCAGGGCCAAGCCTGCCACCAAGAAGACCAAGGAGGGCTCATCATGAGGCGGCGCTGGTGGAAGCGCTACGAGGTGACCGTGGGGTCTCGTGTGTTCCGGTTCTGGAGCCGTGAAGAGGTCGAGTGGGCCCTCAACCTCGCTGGTGCGCTCAAGGTGGAGCCCAAGAAGGCGAGGGATCGACTCACCGGGGAGGTGTGGGAGTGAGGGACTGGCTCGGGGTACTGCTCAGGATCGTGATAGCAGGAAGGGGTGGGGCGCTGTGATGCCCGTGGAGTTGACGTTGGGGCCCAAGCCTGGCCACGCCACGCTCAAGGTGGAGGGTCACGATATCTCGGGGGCCTGCCAGGAGATCCAGGTGCATTCCAGCGTCTCGGAGATGCCCACCGTGATGGTCAGGCTGGCCATGGCGCACGGCGTGGTGGATGGCGTGATGCGCCTGGTGGTCCATCCTCGTACGGTGGCCATGCTCGGGGTGTTCGGCTGGAATCCCCCCGAGGGTGCAGAGGTTCGCGAGGATGGGTCGGTGGTGCTTACCCTGGTGGGGTGAGTCGATCGTGGAGCAGGGGAAGCACCCGAGCATGGCGCAACAAGCGCGCTCGGGTGCTTCTTGCTAACCAGAACACGAACAAGGGCAAGTGCGCGCTCAATGTGGGGATCGAGTGTGCCCGGCATGGGAAGCCCTGCCCCGGCATCTGCACGGGCGTGGCGGAACAGGTGCACCACACGTTGGGCAAGATGTTCGGTGATGCCGAGAAAGATCTCATGGCCTCGTGCGCCGCGTGCAATGGTCACGTTGGGCAACCTGGTGCCGCTGTTCCTGAGGAACGGCCGGTCTCTCGATGGTAACTCTCATGATCTTTTGGGTCTCGATCGAGGTCATAGATTTTCTAATGTCACTCAAAGTAATTAAACTACGGAGAGTCACGAAAAGTTGGGAGCCCTGGAGGGAGGAACAC